TAAAGCTCAAAAAAGGTGGTAAAGTTAAAAAGATGATGGATGGCGGTGCACCAATGTCTATGGCAGCTCCAGCTCGTCGTCGTATGCCGATGGCTGCTCAAGCTGTTGCTCCACGTGGTGTTTCTCCTTTAGCTCGTGCTGGTATGCCGATGCGTGCTAAAGGTGGCTCGATCGGTAACGAAAAAGCTGAACTACGTCGTGTTAAAGCTGAAATTGCAGAAGATCGCAAAGAAGAGCGCAACGAGCACGAGGAAATTGGTCGTGTAAAGGGCGAGCTAAAGCGTCATGAATCAATGAAAGCTAGCAAAGCTCACAAAGGTCTCAAAAATGGCGGCATGGCTCCAAAAGCTGGTCCAAATGTAGTTGGTGGTTTGGCTGGTGGTTTAGAAGCTACTCGTGTCAATCCTAAGAAAACCACTGGCAGCATTGAACTTTCTAAGTACAAAAAAGGTGGAATGGCTGCTAAGGGTATGGCTACTGCTAAAAAGTACATGAACAAAATGAACTCTGGTAATCCAATGCCGACTGTAAAAGGTGGCACGAAGGGTCTTGAGGGTTCTAAGTTCAAGAAGGGTGGCTTAGCTTCAAAAGGCATGGCGATCGCTAAGAAGTACATGACCACGACCAACTCTGGTGATCCAATGCCGACTGTAAAAGGTCGCACTGGTGGTATTGAAGGTTCTAAGTTCAAATCTGGTGGTCACGTTGCTATGACTTGCAAGAGTACTGGTGGCTTTACTGCTATGAAGAAAATGCAAAAGTGCTAAATTGATTGGCGAGGGTAACACCTCGCCAATTATTAATTCGGAGATTTTATGAGTACATTAACTAATGTATTTGCAGTTCATTTAAATGCGACGGGCACTGCTTATCCTGGTGCGACTAATTTAGGTGGTTATCAAGTGAAACCAGGAGGCACGGCTGGTTCCATTTTTTTCCGCGATGGTGGTGCTTCAGGCACTTTAATTATGGAACTTGACATAACAACTAACACTGCAATTATAGCAACTTTGCTTCCAGGAAATGGTATCCGTTTTACAACAGATATCCATGTAACACTCCCTGCTTCAGCTGCAATAACTCTTTTCTGTGGCTAATCATGCCATTGATCAAAAGCAAATCCAAGGAAGCGTTTGGTAAGAATGTCGCTGCAGAATTGCGAGCTGGGAAACCCCAAAAGCAAGCATTGGCAATTGCTTACGCAACTAAACGTGCTGCTCCTAAAAAAGATGGCGGTGGATTGTACGCAAACATCCACGCTAAGCAAGAACGGATTGCGCATGGTTCTGGCGAGCGTATGCGCAAAGTTGGTAGTAAAGGTGCGCCAACTAAACAAGCGTTTATTGACGCTGCAAAAACCGCTAAGAAGTCTGGCGGTGGAGTATCATTAAGCGTCGGCAGGGGAGAAAAACTCTCTGTCGAACGAGGTGCAGGGCTAACTGCCAAAGGCAGAGAAAAAGCGAACAGAGCGACGGGAAGTCACTTACAAGCGCCAGCCCCAAACCCAAAAACTAAAAAAGACGAAGGTCGTAAAAAGTCATTCTGCGCTAGAATGAGCGGTGTTGTTAAGAAATCAACAGGGGATGCACCAAGAGCTAAAGCGTCTCTGAAACGATGGAACTGCCCAGGATGGTGAAATGAGTACTAGCGGAACAGTCGGTCAAACAGTCGTAACAGTCCAGAATCTAATTGATTCAGGAGCAAGACGTGCAGGTAAACTCGCTGAGGAATTAACCAACGAGCAAGTCGCTGCATCTAAACAATCTTTATACTATGTTCTTTCGAACTTGGTAAACATCGGCATTCAATACTGGTGTATTAACAAAGTTATCGTCGGTTTGATTCCTGATAAACAGTTTTACTACCTGCCTGTTGGCACAGTGGATGTTCTTAATGCAAATTACCGCACTGTCACTCCTGTAACTACAGGAGCTTATAGTTCTTCTGGCAATACTGCTAATGCATTCAATGGCACTGGCGATGCAACTTGTTTGCTTACAACAAATACAGGTTACATCGGCATAAACAATGGCTCTGGAAACCCTGTATACATTGCTACTGTTGGTATTTTACCAGCTGTTAGTGGTTCTGTAACAATGGAAATTCAAGCTTCTTCAGACGGATCTACATGGACAACCATCGTAGCTCCTGGTCCAACAACTTGGGTCGCTGGTGAATGGATTTACTACGACATGCCAACTTCAGACACTCAGCCATTTTGGCGAGTTAAACAATCTGCTGGCGTGAATATGGGTTTCCGTCAGGTCGTTTTTGGAACAATGCCGTTGGCAATTAACATGGCTCGTATGAATCGTGATGATTATTCAAGCCTGCCGAATAGAAATTTTCAGGCTTTGCGCCCATTGCAATATTGGTTTAACAGAACAATTCCGCAACCGAATATGGAATTGTGGCCAGTCCCTAACTCCATTCAACCTCAACTCGAACTTTGGGTAAGTCGTCAAGTTCAAGATGTTGGTGAACTGAGTGGAGAAATTGAAATACCACAACGCTGGTATTTGGCAATTCAAAATATGCTTGCACATCAAATGGCAATGGAACTTCCTGGAGTCGAAGCAGGTCGAATCACCTATTGTGAACAGCAAGCTGAGAAGTATTGGTTCCAAGCAGAGCAAGAAGAACGAGATCGCTCTCCGATCTACTATGCTCCAAACATTAGTTATTACACGAGGTAAGAATGCCAGTTTGGTTAGATACTCTCGGAGATACTGTTTTATCGATTGCCATCTGCGACAGATGCAAGATGAAACGTGCTTATTCCGATATTCGACCAGACGGAAACATTCCTGGAATTCGAGTTTGCGGTAATGGTTGTTCTGACAACTTTGACCCTTATCGTTTACCTGCTCGGCAATCTGAAAGAATTAGTATTCGTTTTCCTCGCCCAGACGCTGATGTCGCTGAACAGCATGATGCAATTACTACCGATCCGAATATTGCGAATGAACCAACACCATTCGACCTCACTGGGACTCCTGGTGAATGGGGTATTGCTCCTGAGACTTCAGAAGACGATATCGATGGCAACTTAGATAATTTGAGTCCTTAATATGGCAAATATAAGAATATCCCAGTTACCTACAGCACCAGATTCAATCACTGGTTCTGAGCTGGTTCCGATCGTTCAAAATGGACAGACTGTGCAAACGACTGTTAGTGCAATTACTAACAGTCCAAGCCTAACTCAAACCTTTTTAACGATCACTCAAGAATCTTCTCTACCAAATTCACGTTTTATTGGTGGTGGTCTTGGAATTGGCACAAGTAATGCAGGTGCACAGGGATTGTTTAGCCTGTTCTTGAATGGTACGTCTGCAAGCCTCGAAAACGCTGCTACAGGCATTATCGTTAAGTCGGCAGTGAATACGGTAGTTAATCGCTCGATCGCAGTCGCTACGGCTGGTTTAAGCGTTGCAAATGGCTCTGGAGTTAGTGGTAATCCTACAATTTCTCTAACAGGACTCGCTTTATCCGCTGCAACTCTAACTGGCAACGGAATGGTTAGTCTTGTTGGTGGTTCATATTTCCAGAATGTCACGTTGACAGGAACTACAAACCAGATAAGTATTTTGAATCCAAATGGTGGTAGTAATCCAACCTTCAGTATTGCAGATAACCCTGTTCTTCCTGGAGCTGCTGCTGTTCAAATTCCCGCAGGTTTAACAGGTGATCGACCTGCTCTTCCTGTCGTTGGTGATATTCGTTACAATACAACGACTGGTCGTTATGAAGGTTATACAGTTTCAGGCTGGCAGGATTTAGGATCTGGTGACGGAACTGTTACCTTTGTTAGCGGAACTCCGAACCAAATTACAGTTATTGACAACGCAACGACTCCGACTGTTTCTTTGGCGAGCAATCCGATTGTTCCTGGAACTGCCTCTATCAAAATTCCAGCTGGAACAACAGGTGAAAGACCTTCAGGAACAAACGGAGATTTACGATACAATAGCACCACAGGAACATTTGAAGGATACGCAAACGGAGTTTGGGGTGCGATTGTTTCTGGTTCTGGTGTTACTTCTGTTGGAACTGGCACTGGTTTACTTGGTGGTCCAATCACCAGCACTGGCACGATTTCGATCGACACCACTGTCGTTGCAACACTTACAGGTGCTCAGACTTTAACTAGCAAAACCATTAGCGGTTCAAACAATACACTGACTAATATTGGTAATGCATCACTCACGAATAGTTCTGTAACCTATAACGGAGTTACAGTTTCTTTGGGTGGCAGTGGCACGATCACTGCTACAGCTACAAATGCCTTAACCATAGGCACTGGCTTGTCAGGGTCGAGCTATAATGGCTCGACTGCTGTCACCATCGCTATTGACAGCACTGTTGCGACTTTGACGGGTGCTCAAACTCTTACCAATAAAACAATTAGCGGTTCAAGTAATACACTAACCAATATTGGTAATAGTTCACTCACGAATAGCTCTATAACACTTGGAACAACCAATATCGCATTGGGTGCAACTTCTTTAGCTCCTGCTGGATTGACTAGTGTTACAGTTACTCAAGACCCAACTAGCAATTTACAACTTGCTACTAAGCAATATGTTGATGGGTTAATCTCAACAGGTCTAGCTTATCATCAACCAGTTCAGGTAGCTACGACTCAAAGTTTAGCTGCCCAAACTGGCGGTACTGTAACTTACAATGCTCCTGGACCTGAAGGTGTCGGTGCGACAATTACCTTGTCTGTTCCTTTACTTATATTGGATGGTTATACCCTTTTAAATACAAATCGTATTTTAGTTAAAAATGAAGTAAACCAAGCATACAATGGTATTTATACTTGGGCGACTGGTGGATTAGTTTTAACTCGTTCTACAGACGCTGACACTTATGGTCCTGGAGTTAATCAAATAAGTTTGAATGACTATTTCTTCGTTCAGAACGGAACAGTCAACAAAGGTGTTTCTTATGTAGTAACGACAGTCGGTGCGATCAATTTCACAACCACACCAATTATTTTTGCTGAGTTTAGCACTTCACAGGTGTATTCTGCAGGTACAGGATTAACCCTCACAGGCACTACATTTAGCATCACGAACACTGCCGTTACTGCAGGAACATACGGAACTGATGCTCGGAATATGACTTTGGTTGTAAATGCTCAAGGTCAAATAACTTCTGTATTCGACCAACCAATTGCAATTGCTGCTTCTCAGATTACTTCTGGAACACTGGCAGTTGCGCAAGGTGGCACGAACATCGCTTCATACGCAGTCGGTGATATTCTTTATGCTTCTGGTACGACTACGCTTTCTAAGTTAGCTCTCGGAACCACGAATTACGTGATGACTGCAGGTGCTTCTGCTCCCCAATACGTAGCGCAAAGCACATTGTCAGTTGGCTCTGCTACGACCGCAACTACAGCAACTAACGTAGCTGGCGGTGCAGCTGGTTCAATTGTTTACAACTCTGGCGCAGGAGCTACGACTTTCTTAGCTCTTGGAACGACTAACTATGTATTGACTTCAGGTGCTTCTGCTCCACAATATGTAGCACAGAGCACTTTGTCTGTCGGTTCTGCAACAACGGCAACGACAGCAACGAATCTGGCAGGTGGTGCAGCTAGTCAAATACCTTATCAATCAGGCTCAGGTGCAACTTCATTCATAGCGAATGGAACAGCTGGCCAAGTATTAACTTCCGCTGGATCTGGAACTCCTGTCTGGTCTGGGATAAATGGAGGAACTTTCTAATGTTTTCAGCTTATAATTATCCAAAAGGATTTTAACCATGGCAGCCACTGGATACACACCCATAATTCTGTTCAACAGCACGACTCCGTCTGCTCAGCCGACGACTAGTAATCTTGCTGTTGGCGAACTCGCACTTAACATCCCTGACGGAAAACTTTACTACAATAAGTCAGGTGTTATTACTGTTTTAGCGAATGCGAATACCGCTGCACCTGTTACGACTTTTAGTGCTGGAACTACAGGCTTTTCTCCTAGCACAGCTACTAGCGGTGCTGTTACTCTTTCTGGAACATTGGCTACAACCAATGGTGGAACAGGATTAACTTCGTTTACTGCAAATGGTGTTTTGTATGCAAGCTCCTCTTCTGCGCTAACGACTGGTTCTGCACTGACATTTGACGGCACGAATCTTGGTATTGGTTTGTTCCCGACAGCTTCTAAAGGTTTATTACAAATTGGTGCAATTGGATACACCGACACAGGTATATTGGCTGGTATTGCTTCTAGCGTTGCTGGGTATAACCAAGTAATTATTCAAAATACAAACTCAGGTTCCACTGCTTCTTGTAACTTTAATGTATCAAACAACAATGGTTCATCAAGCACGAACTTCGGTGAATTTGGTATTAACTCTTCTGGATTCACAGGTAGTGGTTCATTCAACCAAGCAGGAATGGTTTATTTAACCTCTGCTTCGACAGATCTATCCATCGGCACTTATGGTTCAAACGCTATTCACTTTGTTGTTAATAGTGGAGCTACCGATGCTATGTCCATTAGCAGTGGTGGTCTAATCAATGTAAATAGTTCAACTGCTGGAACAGCATTAGTCACAGTTACAACGAGTTCAACAACTCCAGCACTAAAAGTTCCAAACATTGTTGAAACTGCAAACACTGTCGCTGCAGCTCCATCCGCAACTACGAACTTCTATTTAAGTTCAGGTGCAGTGCAGTATTACACAAGCAATGCTGCGAATAACTGGACTGTAAATTTTGCATTTAGTGCTGGCACTTCACTCAATACTGCAATGGCTGTGGGTGATTCTATGTCTTGCACCATGTTGACATCACAAGGTTCTACAGCATATTACAACTCTACTGTTACTATTGACGGAACTTCAGTTACTGTTAAATGGCAGGGTGGTTCAGCTCCGACCAGTGGTAACGCTAGTTCTATCGACTCGTATACTTATGTGATCTACAAAACTGCTTCAGCAACTTACACTGTATTAGCTACACAAACTAAATTCGCTTAAGGATTTATAGATGCCACGTTTATCTAAAATTGGTGCAGCAGCTTTAGCAGCATTCGGCTGGACTAGTGGAGCCAATACTAGCATTAGTGCTAGCTATCTTCAAGTAGCTGGTGGTGGTGGAGGTGGTGATTTAGTCGGTGGTGGTGGAGGTGCAGGGGGTTATTTAACAGGATCTGTAACACTAAATACCACTCTTTCTTATACAGTCGTCGTAGGTGCTGGCGGAGCTGGTGGTGTTTACGGAGGTGATTATGGATACGGATCAAATGGTTCTCTTTCTCAGATCGGGTCTTTAACAGCTTCTGTTGGTGGTGGAGCTGCTGGTCCTGGAAACGGATCGAATGGTCTAGCTGGTGGTTCTGGTGGTGGTGGTGGTGCGTCTTCAGGTTCAGCTGGTACTGGCGGTGCTGCAACTTCTGGTCAAGGAAATGCGGGCGGTGCAGCTCAAGTCGGTAATGGTGGATCAACTCAGTGTTCAGGTGGTGGTGGTGGTGCTGGAGCTGTAGGTGCTAATGCATCTAACTCAGGAGCTGGTAATGGTGGTGTTGGTTTAGCTTCTTCAATTTCTGGAACAAGTACGTATTACGCTGGTGGTGGTGGCGGTGGTCAGCGTCTTTCTTCCAATCCTGGTGGTACTGGTGGTAATGGAGGTGGTGGTAACGGAGTTAATGGCTCTGGTACAGTCGGTCTTCCTGGGTCACAAAATACAGGCGGTGGTGGCGGGGGTGCTGGTTACAACAACGGAGCGACTTATTATTCAGGTGGTAATGGCGGTTCTGGAATCGTTATCATCTCCTATCTCGGAGCACAACAATTCGGCGGTGGCGTTGTCACCTCTGTTGGTGGCTACACAATTCACACATTCAATACTTCAGGCACACTTTCTCCTCTGAGCTCTTTGTCAGCTGATTACTTAATCGTAGCTGGCGGTGGTGGCGGTGGTGGTAATGATGGAACAGCATCAAGAACTGCAGGTGGTGGTGGTGCTGGTGGTCTCCTTTCAGGTTCTGCTGTAACAATCGATACAAATTCAACTTATCTTGTTACAGTTGGTTCTGGCGGTGCTGCAGGGGTATTAAATTCTGTCAGCGGAACAAGCGGATCGAACTCTTCTTTTAGTATTGTTTCGACAGCTGCTGTTGGTGGTGGTGGTGGTGGTTCTACACGAGGAAATTCTGGTCTTAATGGTGGATCAGGTGGCGGTGCAGGTGACAATGCAGGTGCTGCAGGACTAGGAACTTCTGGTCAAGGTAATAACGGTGGTGGTTCAGGTGGAGTAGGTACTGCAGGTGGCGGTGGCGGTGCAGGCTCGGCTGGTTCAACTAGTGCAGGTGGTTCTGGAAGTGCGTCTTCTCTCAGTGGATCTTCTGTAACTTATGCAGCTGGCGGTGCTCCAGGTCAATCTTCTCCTGCAACGGGAGCAGCTAACACTGGTAATGGTGGTGGTGGAACAGTTACAGGGAGTAACACTGGTTACTCAGGCGGTTCAGGAATCGTCATCATTCGCTACGCTGGCTCAACCCAACAAATGGCAGGTGGCACTGTAACGATTACTGGTGGTTACGTCATCCATACATTTACAAGTACTGGCTATTTAGCACCTTTGAAGTTGGTAAACAATTCATTGCGTTTCCGTTCAAGTGCAACAGCATACTTAACTCGTACTCCAAAAGTAGCCTCTAGTAGAACTACTTGGACTATTAGTGCTTGGGTTAAAAGAGGAGTAGTAACCACAGGCGCTCAGATTATGAACGCTGGTGATGGGAACAACTTAGACGACAGCCTTACATTTAATACAGCATCCCCAACTATAAACTTTTATGTTTATAGCACTGGTTTTGTTGGTGAATTAAAAACAACAGCAGTCTATCGTGACCCAGCAGCTTGGTATCATGTTGTTGCAGTATGGGATACAACTCAAGCAACTTCTTCAAATAGAATGCGTTTGTATGTAAATGGCTCTCAAGTAACCGCTTTTGGAACAGCAAATTATCCAAGTCAAAATGCAGTCAGCAGTGTTAATAATACAGTTGAGCATGATATTGGAAGATTTGTTGGTAACGCTGGATATTTTGATGGATACATGACTGAGTTCAATTTCATCGATGGTCAGGCTTTAACACCGAACTCTTTCGGCACATTCAATAGCTATGGCGTTTGGCAACCAATCACCTATGGTGGTAGCTATGGCACGAATGGATTCTATTTGCCGTTTAACCGCAATAGCAGTACTTATTCTGGTTATTTCGTTCAGAGCTCTGCTCAGTATTTGAACGTAGGCTCGCTAACAGTTAATTGGTCGACTTACGGAAATTGGACTGCAGAGTGTTATTTTAACATTCAATCATTCCCTGCTAATCCTTTACCATTGTTTGGAACAGGTGGTACTGGCAATACTATCGCTTATGTTTACAGCAATGGATCTATTGGTTTCGGTATAAATGGCGTAAATGAATTTATAAGTGCAACAGGAATTGTTCAAACAGGTGTTTGGTATCATATTGCTTTTGTTAGAAACAGCTCTAATATTTTCATTTATTTAAATGGTCAAGTTGTTGCTTCGACAAGTACTGCTAGCACCTATTTATCAAATACTTCAAATGCATTCAAAATTGGATTCACTGTAAGTCCTTATATTTTCAACGGATATCTTTCTAATTTCAGGTTTACCAATACAGTTGTATACAGCTCAGCTTTCACACCTTCGACTTCAAATTTAACTGCTGTCAGCGGAACTCAGCTTTTGACTTTACAAAATGCGACAATCGTTGATAACAGCTCGAATGCTTATACAATTACCAATGTCAATGGTGTAACGACCACAACTCAGTATCCATTTTCTTATGGAATCCCGTTAGATTACTCTTCTTTGGGAAATAATTGGACTCCGAGTAACATAAACACTGCACTCGTTGATTCAAATGCTGGGATTTATTTTGATTCAATGGCTGATGTTCCAACACTGACTAGTGCAACGAACGCAAACTATTGCGTGCTAAATCCGTTGGACGCTGGAACAAACTTAACATTCTCTAATGGGAACTTGCAAATAAGCAGCTCTGCAAACCCTCAGAACAGCACTCGTGGAACGATTGGTATGACCACTGGTAAGTTCTATTGGGAAGTGGTTGTCACCACAGGATCTCCTGGATGTGTTGTTGGAATTGCTGGTCCAACTTTTTCAGTCTCTTCAAATTTCTCGGGTCAAATGTATGGTTACGATTCAAATGGTCAGAAAATTGTCAATGGAACTTCTAGTGCATACGGTGCGTCTTGGGCAGCCACGGATTTAATTGGTGTCGCTTTTGATGCAGACGCTTTAACCATAACATTCTACAAAAATAACACTTCTCAAGGCACTATAACAGGTGTAACTTCTGGAATTGTATGGCGTCCATTCATGCACGCTAATGGTGTAACTGCGAATATAAACTTCGGTCAGCGTCCCTTTAGCTACACACCTCCATCGGGCTATGTAGCCCTTAACACTTACAACATGTAAAGATTATGCCAACTACATACGCAATACCCAATGGTCGGACTGTGATGGATGCTACTCTGTGGACGGGGACATCTACAGCTAGTAGTCGCACAATTACGGGATTACAGTTTAAACCAGATTTTGTATGGGCTAAATCAAGAACAGACACATTTAGACATGAGTTGTTTGATTCTGTTCGTGGCGTAGGAAAAAATTTAGCATCTAATTCTACCGATTCAGAGGATACAAATAATCAATATGGTTACTTGTCATCCTTTAATTCTGACGGATTTTCAAGTTCACCAGGAAGTACAGATAATGCCCGTTTTAATCAATTAAACAGCAATTTTGTAGCTTGGCAATGGCAAGCTGGACAAGGTTCTTCCTCGTCTAATACAAGTGGCTCTATTACTTCTACAGTTAGTGTAAATGCTACTGCTGGATTTAGCATTGTTAGTTATACAGGCAACGGAAGTGCAGGCTCAACTGTCGGTCATGGTTTAGGAGCTGCACCAGGACTGATAATCATAAAGAATAGATCTATAGTCCAGTCTTGGCCTGTTTGGACCTCATCCATTCCATCAGATCAACTTTATTTAAATCAAAATCGTGCTGTAGACACACCAGACATATCAAGTGTTGGTTCTTCTACTTTTACAATTTCTGCATGGAATGGTGTGAATGGTAGTGGTAATTCTTTAATTGCATACTGCTGGACTCCCATAGCTGGTTTTTCCTCATTCGGTAGTTATGTAGGAAATGGTTCTTCTAATGGTCCATTTATATATACAGGATTTAGACCAAAATTCATTTTGATTAAAGCTACTAGCGGAACATTAGATTGGGAAATAAACGATTCTTCAAGAAATCCATACAATGCGTCAAATTTAGTTCTTTATCCTAATCTATCTAATGCAGAAACTTCTGCTTATGGATACAAAGATTTATTATCTAACGGCTTTAAAATTAGAACTTCTGATGCAAATAGCAACACTAATGGAACCACTTACATTTATGCAGCATTCGCAGAAAACCCTTTTAAATACGCAAACGCAAGATAAGGATAAAAAACACAATGTCATACTTTGCTCAAGTTGAAAATACGGACAATCCTGATCTACAGGTAGTAGTTGAAGTGATCGCAGCTGACCAGGATTTTATCTCTACAGGTGCTGTTGGAGATCCAGCTTATTGGATTCAAACCTCTTACAACACACGTGGGGGTGTGCACTATGGTCCAGACGGACAGCCTGACGGTGGCGTTGCGCTACGTGCTAACTACGCTGGTATTGGTTATACTTATAACATTCCGAACGATGTGTTTTATGCTCCGCAACCTTATCCGTCTTGGACCATTGGACCGACTGATTGGATTTGGCAACCGCCAGTTCCGTATCCAACTGATGGTGGCATTTATACTTGGAATGAAGCAACACAATCTTGGGATCCTGCGCCACAGAGCTCTCAAGATCCTAAACCTGTGGCACCTTGATATTTGGAGAAAAAATGTCGCAAGCAAAAATGAGCCTTCCTGTTGAACTAATCAATGCAATTCTTGGTTATTTAGGAAAGCGTCCGTATGAAGAGACGTATCAATTAATAAACGCTGTGCAAACTCAAGCTGCTATGAGTGAAACTAAAGCAGAAGAAGAATCAAAAGAGGACTAAATATGGAATGGCAGTCGATTATCAATTTTGGCGGTGCCGCACTGCTTTCTGCTTTTGGCTGGTTCTGTCGCCAATTGTGGGAAATGGTGCAAGCACTCAAAGACGATATAAAAAGAATTGAAGTCGAACTGCCAACCAACTATGTCCGCAAGGACGAAATGAATTCTCGGTTTGATCGCATTGAAGCGATGATCGAAAAGCTGTCTGATAAATTAGACGGGAAGGTTGATAAATGAGCTATATACTGTATCCATTCCTCGTTGTAATTAACCTAATCGGAACTGTCCTTACCTTCCCTTTAGCCTTTATCATTGGCATTCTTTACAGCACGCAAATCGGCTGGTGCAATAACGGCACTGTTTGGGAATCTGGTCCACGTCTTTATTCTTGGCTGTCTTGGTTTCAAACTCCTGACAATTCCCTCGATGGCGACCAAACTTTCCGTGCTGCGCACAATCCGTGTTGGTGGTCCAAAGTGCAATGGCTCTGGCGCAATCCGTTTTATGGTTTCGCAGTTAAATATTTGCATGGCACTGGCGGTATGTCTTGGTCTGGTGATTTAACTTGCAATGAACAAAATCCTGGTCATCTTTTAGTTAAAGGTCAAGGTCTGTTCCAATACGTGCTTTTTAAACAGATTGGTGGTAAGTGCTTATACCTGAATCTTGGTTGGAACATTCGTGCATTGGTTGATCCAGCGTATATCAATGACCCCCACAATGCTGCGTTTATTGCTGACTACCCTGCAACCTTTGCTTTTTCTCCTCGTCTGGTGAGCTATTAATGTTCGGATTGAATCTCTACGCTATTATGGCAGTCGGTGCGATCATCCTCTTCTGCGGAGGATTTGTTAATGGTTGCTCGTATCAGCAAAGTAAAGCGGAGAAAGTCGTACGTGAAAAAGAACATGAATATCAAACTTCAACGGACAGGATAAGGAAAGATAAAGATGAAAAAATCAATAATATTAATAATCAGCTTGCCGATGCTATTAGCGAGCTGCGTAAACGTCCCAGTCGTTCCTCAGAAACCCTCGATGGATCAGCTCCCAAAGGATGTAACGGATCCCAGCTTTACTCAGAGGATGCAGAATTTCTTATCAGGGAATCTGCAAGAGCAGAAAAAGTAAGAGTTGCACTGCTGTCTTGTTATCAACAATATGATGAAGTAGGTAAATAATGGAAAATCAAACATATATCGAAACTGCTAAGGAAGTCGCTGGTAAGGCAATTGGTAAACACGGATTAGTTTATATAACTATCATCGTTGCGATGGGTGTCGGTGCTTCTATCGTGCTAGAAGAGTCTAAAATGGCTGCGGTCATGGGTTTGCTAGGTGCTTCTTTAACTGCGCTAATTTCAATGTTAAATGGCGTTGCAGGTGCTACTCCGAAACAAGACAAACCAGAGTTCGAGATCATGAAAGAATTGATCGCTCGTTTAGACAAAATGGCTGATCGTGATCCGATGTCTGTTGAAGTTGAAGGTGAAAAAATCACTGTCCGTAAAGGTGATAACGAAACTACATTGAACAGAGCATGAACGAAAAAGAGAATTGGATAAACACAAAATGGCGTCCAGCGATGGGCTGGATGTATATGTTTGTCTGCGTTTTCGATTTCGTCCTCGCTCCGATTATTTGGAGCATGTTTCAGATTTCTGGCGGTGGTAAGGTAGAAACTCAGTGGAAGCCTTTGACTCTTGAAGGTGCTGGTCTTTTCCACATGGCAATGGGTGCTGTTTTAGGTATAACAGCTTACGGAAGAACTCAAGAAAAAATGTGTTTAGAGAGAAAAGATGAACAGTAATTTTACCCAAGCATTATCCACTCTTCTCGAAGACGAAGGTGGATTCGTCAATCACCCTGCTGATCCAGGAGGAATGACTAATCTTGGTGTGACTAAAGCTGCTTGGGAAGAATATGTTGGGCATCCTGTCACAGAAAAAGATATGCGTGCTTTGACACCTGAGATCGTTGCTCCCTTTTACAAAAAGAAATATTGGGACAGGGTTCGTGGTGACGAGCTGCAAGACGGATTGGATTACTGCGTATTCGACGTAGCAGTGAACTCTGGTCCAGGAAGAGCGATCAAGTTTTTGCAAAACGAATGTGGCGTGCCAGCTGATGGCGGTTTTGGTCCAACGACTTTCGCTGCTGTTTCACAATTTACAGGTGACCCACTCAAAACATTTATCACTGGATATTGCCAAGAACGCTTAAAATTTATGCAAAGTCTTCCAACATGGCCAACATTCGGAAAAGGATGGGGTAATCGAGTTGCGAAGGTGGAAAAAAGAGCATTGGAGATGGTTAAATGACAGTATCTTTCGTATTAACCTATGATTCGTTGATTACGACTGTCGAGCAATATCTCGAGCGTAACGATCCTGCCACTGTTAATCAGATTCCTACTTTCATCACACTTTGCGAGTTTGAAATTGCACAGCAGATAAAAACACTTGGGCAGATGCAAGTCGTCGAAAGTACGATGCTCGCTGGTAATCCTGTTATTCAAAAGCCTGCTCGCTGGCGCAAGACGATTTCTTTTAACGTGGTGGTTGACGGTGCTCGTCAGCCTGTTTATTTACGTAAATACGAGTACATAAAGTCCTATGCACCTGATGCTTCTGTTACTGGCTTGCCTCTTTATTATGGCGATTACGATTACGAACATTGGATTGTTGGACCAACACCTGATCAAGATTACAATTTTGAAGTTCTATTTTACGAGCGCATAGCTCCGTTGTCTTCTGAAAACCAAACAAACTGGCTAACACAATATGCACCGAATGCAATGCTCTTCGGAACTCTGTTACAAGCTATGCCATTTTTGAAAAATGACCAAAGACAAATATTTCAGCAGAAATATGATCAAGCTATGGCGATGCTTAAGACTGAAGATATTACTCGTGTTGGCGATCGCCAAACAATAGCTATCGAAAGTTAATTATGACCTCTTATGTAAATCCCTTTACAGGACAAACAAT